GCACTGGTTCTGACATCGATTGCAAACCCTCCCTTCAAACCTGTATGGGGTCCATCCTTGGTTTTCATGGCAGAAACTTTTGCATTATGTTCAGGGGATCTGTAGAAAGAATTGTTGAAAATGGGCTTTCCCCATTCCTTCCTGATTTCTTCCAGAAGGGTCAAGAACTTCATGAAATCTTCCTGTTCAATCCCATCATCCCAGGGCAGTTTTCCTGTTCCATGGCACCTGACTTCTTCAGCCTGGAAATGGGGTGAAAGATATTTACCCATCAGAAACATTCCCCCTGTCAAAAATAGAAATTCCCTTCTTGAAACCTTTCCAAACTTTCTGGGAAATCTTCCAGTAAAGTTCAGACAGTTTTTCATGAAATTTCTGAACATAAAATTTCACTTGGGTTATTGCAGACTGTAGGTTCATTTTAAAAAGGCAGTGATATTTTTTCTTTCAGTAAATCATGAACATTGGTTTGAATGGTATCCTGGGATTTCTCCACAATGGTGTCCAGAATTTTCATTTCATCAGCATCAATATTTTCTTTCAGGAATTCTTCCCCTTTTTCCAGGGTGTATTCTGCAATTGATGAACCCACCCCTGAACCAATTGCCTGGAGTAATTTCAAGATCAGTGCTTCCATGCTTCCTTTCTATTTTTTACTGGTTTTTTCAATCTCGTCTTTGGGTGCCATTTCAGATTCAGATGAAAAATAAAAACCTGAAGTTTTCCCAAAGTTCAGCAATAAACCACCAATGATCACTGAAAGCAGATTGGTCTTTTCTGAATCCATATCTGTTGAACCAAAAAAAAGGAAATAGATAATCATTCCAATCAGCAACAATTCAACCACTGAAATCAGAAGTCTGGTGAACCATCTTAATCTGTCAATGCTCATACCTTCATCACCATAAATCTTTCTTTGATTCCTTCCATTTCACGTTCTAATCCTGCCACCCTGGCATTAGTGTCAGCATTCGTAATTTTGATTGCAGTTAATTCATTGGTCACATTATCCATTCCCACCTGGGATTCCTTGATGACTTCAAAAAGCCTGTCTGAAAGCTTTGTTCTGTCTGCCCTGGCAGATTGTTCATTTTTCCAGATGAACAAACCCAATGCACCCACAATCAAGGCCAACAAAGGGGCATCAGATCCCCCAATGATATCCAGAACCCGATCTGAAAGATCCCCTTGATCCTGGTAATGGGGATCAATGGGCACCCTGGTATACTGGAAATTCTGATTCTGATCAGGATGGAAATTCCCCTGGGCATGAAGATCATCTGCCCAGATGGGGGAACTAATTAATCCTGAAACAAGAATCAAAAAAAAAGTTTTCATCTTTCAGGCCAAGTGATCGAAAAAGGATTTGCCTGGTTCTGCGGAATATCACGGAGTTTCTGCCTGTATGCCCTTAAATCAGATGCATCTTCTCCAGTTTCCATTGCTTTTGTCATCTGCCAGTCTGTTTCCTGGAGTTTTTGGTTCCGTTGGTTTCGGATTTTTTCCCACTCAAAACCATTATCTGCTGTTTTTTCAGCATTCGTTTTTTCCTTAACTGCCCAGACTTGAGTCCATTGCCCATTATCTAAAACAGGAGTCTGTTCAATCAGACGTTGGGTCGATTCCGTATATGAAGGTTTTTCTACAGATTTAACTTCTTTTATACCAAAACTGTCACGAACCGATTGAACTTGGATCGCTTGTATCGGAAAAGAAGTATTTTTATTTTGATTTCGTAAATCATCCTCCCTGTAAGGCCATTGTTCAAATGTCCCGTCTTTGGTTAATTTTACATAACTCATGTTATCCTTTCTTAAAAAAGTCTAGAATCCGATTATATGATTAAGATGTAAAAACATAATTCCCGTTGTGTCTTGTAGGTATTGAAACATCCACATAAACTTTGTGTCCCAATTCTCTCGCTAACCTACAGAAATAAAAATCTTCAGACAAATAATCATCATCAAAAATGCCTACATCAAACACATTATAAAATTCTCCTGATATTTCTTGTCTTACATTATTTAGTAATGAGTGACCTTTCCTGTGATAGACTTGCTTATTTTCAATTGCCCATTCCTTTACTTCGAGTGCTAAGTCTTTTCTGATACACATTACTGCTGTACCCACAGAGTCTACTGTAACCAAACTGTTTTCTTGTTCCTCCAGTATTTCCCCTACATTGAAAAATGGTTTCCCACCTGAACTTATCCCCTTTAATGGAACTGGTGCGGCGATCAATGGTTTATCATGGTCCAATAATCTTTTAACTCCCTCTGGCTTGATGCCGATATCCGCATCGAGGAAAAACAAATGAGAATACTTGTCGTAATCACTTGAGACAAATAATGAAAATAACTCATTCCTAGCTCTCGTAATTAAACTTTGGTTGCCAATAAATGCTATCTCATAATTAACCCCATTTTTTCGTAATGGTAAAACCGACCAAATATAATCAGTATGCACCATGCCACCATAAGCGGGCGTACCTATCATTATATTATACGGTTTCACGATAACACCATTCTTCACGGACCAAGGTTTTTAACCCAATTCTTTTCATGCAGAGTTTATGTGATTCCTGAAATTTATCTGCCATTGAATCAAGGAATTTATGAAAATGTTCGATGGTCGGCTCCTTGCCTGAATCCATTAGTTTTTCATTTTGTACGATGTAATCGTGTAGATATTTTCTTGCAGATTGGGGATGAACTCCAAATTGCTCCAAGTACTCTGCCGATCCCCTACCGATCATGCCTGTTGACATCATTTCTTGAAACGAGTTTCTGAATCCCTTTTTGATATGGTGCCGGATTTCTGCTTTTTCAGAGTCTTTTTCATCCCATTTTTCAGGAATATTATGTGAGTCACGGATTTCATCGTATGCATCCTGGAACATCCCGATTTCCTTAATGGCACCTTCAACGTACAGCCTGCCCCTTTCCATTTTAGCAGTAATTTCCTCGGCCCGGATCAAAGACATTTCATCTTCCTTTTCCTGTATTATTTTTAAACGTACATTATCCTTTTTAAGTTTAAAAAATACTTCTTCCAATGCTGAAGTTTTGCGTTCAATCTGGGCTAAAATTTGCCTGAGATGTCTATAGGGTTCATCACCTGCAATATTCAGGGTCATTAACTGTGATGTCGTTTGTGTGTTTTTCCTCCCAGCACTGTTTTTTGCCCTATTAATTTCAGGCATTCTAGCTTCAATTTTTGCTAATGCATCAGAACTAATTTTTAAAACTGGAGCATTTTGAAGTATTAAATCCATTCCTCCTTTCATGCGTTTGATGTTGCGCCTAACCGCATCCGGCCCACAGTAAGATCTCCGAAGTTGGATGCATCTCCTTCTGAAGAAATCGTGATGAAGCTGATTACGTTTGTAGAGCCGCCGGCTGAGCCGCCACCAAACACGCCTCGATCTTCAGTCCCGTTCGATGTTGCGGCCGGAACGTAGGTTGCCGCAGTAAGATCGCCGAAGTTGGATGCATCTCCTTCTGAAGAAATCGTGATGAAATCAAGGACATTTGAACTTGATCCATCATACCCACCACCGAAAACTCCTCGACCTGTAGTTCCATTTGATGTTGCGGTTAAACCTTGCCGTGCCACAGTAAGATCTCCGAAGTTGGATGCATCTCCTGCTGAAGAAATCGTAATGAAATCAAGGACATTTGAATACGATGGGTCCGTATTTCCACCACCAAACACGCCTCGATCTGAAGTCCCGTTTGATGTTGCAGCTGGTAAGGCCCGTGCCGTAGTAAGATCGCCGAAGTTGGCGGCATCTCCTGCTGAAGAAATCGAGATGTAGCCGATTACGTTTGAATCCGATGCCGCACGCCCACCACCGAAAACGCCTCGATCTGAAGTCCCGTTTGATGTTGCGGCTATACTTGAAAGTGCCACAGTAAGATCTCCGAAGTTGGATGCATCTCCTTCTGTGGCAATCGTGATGAAGTCAAGGACATTTGAATACCCCGAGGCCGGCTCCCCACCACCAAAAACGCCTCGACCTGTAACCCCGTTTGATGTTGCGTTTACACCTTGCCGGGACTGAGTAAGATCTCCGAAGTTGGATGCATCTCCTTCTGTGGCAATCGTGATGAAATCAATGACATTTATTTTCGCATCTGAGTACCCACCACCGAAAACACCACGGGCATCACCAGCACCACCACCACCAATCAATGCTCGTAAACTAGAAAATGCCATCAGATATCCATGTCTAGCCCTGCGGTAAAACCAAACCAGTTGGTTCCAGCATCAACTGTTATGAAGGCAAAAATATCAACATCGGCGGCTCCGCTTGATAATGTTGGAGCAGTTGAACTGGCCCACTGGACCGATCCAGGCCATGTCACGGCCCTGGAACCCGTTCCATCTTGAGTAAGAATCAAAGTAAATGAACAGCCCGATCCAGATGCACTGGGATTTGAGAATGTAAAAGTAGTTGTTGCAACATTCAATGTTGCTGTTATTACATTTCCATCCGTGATATCAATCGGTTGATCAGCAATTGTATTGCCAATTGCATTTCCGGTTTCCGCATAATCCTTGATGGTGGGGCGTTGCAGAATTTTATCTGACAAATTCGTATTCCCAGACCCATCGAATGTAAGGGCTACTACTCCACCAGAATCTTCAATGTTATTTCCACCAACTTTGAAATCACCAGTGATTGAAACCAGGGAAGTATCACCTTCAACCAAAAGCTTTCCTGATCCTACATTCAGATCATCCCCAGCATCACTGCCAAGGGTGATGACAATAGTTCCATCTTCATTGATTTCAATTTTTGCTGATGCATCATCATTCTGGATTACAAGATCATTTCCTGTGTCTGGTTTAACAATTCTATCTGCCATCTTAAGTAATCTCCTGGAGTCTGAAGTTCAGATTTTGGTATTCTGCTTCTGATGCTGAATATCTGATTTTTGGTGGTTCTGGCATGAAGCAAAATCCACTGTATTTGGTTTTTTCTGATTGTCCTGAAGGCATAGAATCCAGCACCAGAATTGGGAATGGTTTTGATCTGTATGCTCTGAAATGTTTAACCAATGATTCTGCTTCAGACCTTGCCAGGATCAAAGAAACTACATAGATCTGGGTGACATTCCTGGGAGTCTGCACATATCCCCCATCAATCAGTGGTCTTTTGTAGGAAAAATCTGCAAAGGATTTCTGCATCCCAAACTGTGGATTTGCAATATTCAGAACAGATCCGACTTTGAAGATTCCCAGTTTTATTGGATTTAGAATCTGGGTCACTGCACCAGTTGAAACAGAACTGGATAATGTAATTGCACCAGAAGAAGTTCCATCACCCACTATTTTGGTAATCTGATATGATGTTCCTCCAATTTTGACATGGGAACCAAGCAGAACCCCCCCATGATTGTTGACATTGACAAAATTGGATGAACTAGCTTCAGTTGCATCCTTTGAAAATCTTCCAGTTGCCCCACTGTCCTGGGTCCAGTATCCAATATCGTCTCCACTGACTGCAGAATCTTTTCTGTCAGTTGATGATGTCAATTGAATTGTTGCAGATCCTGCATTCAGCACAGTTCCAGAACCATTAAATTGAACAGTGGCATCAGTATCCAATCCAATGACCAGTTCCTGATTGTTGGATTGTCCATCACCGATGGTGATGTTGGCTTGAAGTTCCAGGGTGTTGGGTGCCCCTGTTATTGTATCCGTGCAAGTTGTATCTGTGGTCAAAGGGCTGGATAAAACAGTTCCTGAAAACCCTCCAATTGATGCTTTTAAATATTCAGGTGGAAGCAGATTTGTGGTCCCCAGTTTTAAAAAATCAATACTTGAGTAAGGATCAACATTCAATTCTGTAGATGTTCCAATTGCAACATCATCTGCCAGCGTCAGCACTCCAACATCTGCCATCAGACCAAAAAGAAACACTGCCTTTGCTCCACTTGAATAAGAAATGGTAATGGTTTCAGATGTCCCTGAAGAAATGAATGGTTTGCCTGGGTGGTCATCTACAATATTTGCAACTCCATATCCTGACAAGGCACCAGTGGAAACTGAAGTGCTTGTGATGTTGTCTGATTGAATGAATTCCATCTATGCCTTTTCAATCAGGGTGATTGTTCCATCACCACAGAAAGTACTTTTTTGACTATTTAAATCATAAATGATTTTTCTTACAAGCAATTGATCCACAGTCACTTTGTCGTTGTTTCTGGTGAATGTCAGATTATCCCCTGGAAGGATGGTTGTGTTTATATTGTCCAGGGTCACTGTCAGATAAATCTTCTTTTCAACTTCAAGGATGGATGTTAAATAATTCAATTGTTGACCAGTTGAATCATGTACCTGTTTTGTTGCTATTATGGAACCCGTTGGCAAATCAGAATTTAAAATGCCCAAAGTCTTTTCACTTTCAATGTATTGATAATTATCACCAGCAAGGGTTCCTGATTCATTCCTTGTTTTAAAGGTACAGACAACTGCCTTTATTGGGTTTTTAAAAGTATAGCTTGCATCTGTTATTTCATAATTATCCAGGGCAGTTGCAGATGGGATGTTTCCCCTGTCAATAAGATAGGAATTCAATGCAGAATCTGTGGCAGAAGTATATCTGACATAGAATTGATGATTGGTGTTTTTACAAACAAAATCCAAAAAATCCTCAATGGTTGTATCTTCAGAATATTCGATCATTAACCCTGCAAGAACACTATCATCAGAGTTAGGTGCCTTGGTTGCAGTGCATGGAGAATAAAGAAGGTCAACCAAATCAAAAACCGTTTTATATGTCACAACTGTTTCGACAGTAATAGTCCCATCATAGGATGCCCCATCGGATCGTTTGTATGACTTTGTAGCCAGGGTAAATGAAGATGTTAGATCAACCCCATCAATGTATATTTTGAAATTTGATCCCGTCGCAGGATACCAATTATTAAAAGGTGTAAAAAAGTAATGTCCATAAAACCCATCCTGATAATAGTGATTTCTAGGTATTTCCCTTTTTGTCGACCCTGTGGAAAATGCAACATAGGGAACAGTTAAAATCTTGTTTAAAACACACTGTGTTCCTGATCCTGAATTATAGGAATTGGTGACCACCCTGGGTGTTGCAAAGGATGCAGATGTGGAATCCAGGTTGATGCTGATATCGTTTCCTGATGTTGCAGTCACCAGATATTGAGTATTTGCAATGACAGGACTGAATGTGTTATTGACAGTTATAAAGTCCCCGACTGCAATCCAATCTGATGCTGTATTGGAACCCATTTCTCGATTGTCAACAGTCAGGATGGTTGGATTTCCTGCAGTCAATGAAGATACAGAATAGCTTCCGATACTTCTTTGATTGCTTAATGCAGAATATTTTGCAAATTCAAACAGATCAAAGGTTAAGGCATTTTCTGAAATATTCCTGATTACTGAATATCCATACCATAAAGCAACCTTGTCACCTTCAGGTTCCCCAGGATGGATGGTTGTAATGAATTGTTGATCAGGATTGGTAATCAATGAATTCCAGTTCGTGGCATATCCAAAAGGATGTTCTGAATTGTCAGGGTCATTGGTCAAGTTCAACTGCCCTGCCTGGGTTTTCAGAAATCCTTCACCAGACCATTCAATTCTTGGAAGGGATTGAACAAAAGGATTATAGAAATTGGAACCTGTAAAACCTTGGGTTGCCATAAAATAGTCTGAACCTGAAATGGTCATTTTCACTGTTATAATTACTGATTCAGTCATCCTGCCAAGATCCCTGCCAATTCTGGGTTTCCTGATCTTTCAGCCTTGTTTGTAACTGAAGAAATGTACGAATGTAGTGGCAGTTTCACTTGTCCTTCCATGTCCAAATAAACTGAAACTTCAACCTGATCTGATCCACCAAATGAACCATTGTTAACAGAACTCATGAAATCAGATCCATATCGATTGACTGCACTCCTGGACATCACAAATTCCCCACCTTCTAGGTTGGCATTGACTCCACCCCCTGTATGCCCTGGACCATATATCTTCCCCCCATATGGATATTTTTGGAACAACCCCCCTGCACCTCCAGGGGTCAAGGTTTCGATATAATCCAAAAATACTTTGATATCCAATCCAGCTTCTTTTAGAAGATTTGCAACTGCAGTAATATCAGTCACCAAATCCTTTTTGGCTTTTCCACTGTCAAAGTCTGCCTTTAACGAATCTTTTAACATCACTGTTAATCCACCACTTGCCTGATTCAACAAATCAGTGTTGGATGTAATCTCTGATGATGCATCTGAAATGCTTTTAGTTAACAAGGCAATTATTCCATCATCACCTGTAAGTTTGCCTAATTCTTTAAAGGCAAGTGAACCTGATACCAAAGCTTCATAAATCTCCATTCTTCGAACCGCACTAACTTCACTTTGTGGCCTGAGTATATCTTTAAAAAGTTTTGATAAAAATGCATCAGACTTAATGATAGCAATTTTTTGGTCGTAGTTGGCTTGAGTATTAGCATTTCCGATTGCAAGTAACTTTTCCAGTGCTGCTTTTTGTGATTTTGCTGTTACTAATTCTGGTTGCCCTTTTGTTACAACCCCTGTGGCTTTTTCAATAAGTGTATTATAATTCTTTAAGGGTCCACGGATAAAACCCTTCAAGGTCATGAACATTTCTTTTTGCAGATTGGTGAAACCTTCCTGTTCCAGTGCATCAATGTAACTCATGACAGATTGCTTGAAAGCATCAGTTGCCCTTCTCATTGCTGTGATTTTATTTGCCATGACTGCCAACATATAATTTTGATCAGCAAGGTGTCTTAAATATCCACTGTTCAGTCTTTTTGCTTCTTCTTTATTCTTCTGATAATCCCTTTCAATTTTGGCAAGTTCCAACAAATCTGAAGTTGCATAATTTAAAGTATCCAAATAATCTTTTTGGGTGTCATTCAACTCTTTTGCATAGTCATTGATTTGTTCCAATGATGTTTTTGCCAAACTGAATCCACTGTCAGTGTCTCCAAGAAATGAAAAAATTCTATCAATCCCTTTTCCAATTCCTGAAAATAACTTATCAATAATCCCTGTCACCTTTTTGGAAGACATTGCAAATTTTACCAGGATTGCAACCCAGTTAGTATCAAAGGTTGCTTGCAGTTTCCCTTTGACTTCAATCAACTGAATATTCATTGCTTTGAAAAACCTGGATGCACTGGCACTTGCATTCTGGATTCCATTAAATAATGCCAGTGCTACTTCATTATTTTTCTTTTTTTGTTTCTCAAACTCTTGGGTCTTGTCCTTTTCTTCATCAACAATGTCTTTTGTTATTTTCTCAGCTATTTTCAAAGATTTTGCTTGTGCTTCAAAAACTTTTACGTTTTTAGTTGCTACAACTAATAAATCTGATTCTTCTTTTGTTAAACCTTCAACAACATGAAGAACACCATTTGCATCTGTAATTTTTGCTTTCCATATTCTTTGGTCTTTTTCATCCAGTTCCACAATATCTTCAGTAAAAGCTAAATGAGTTTTTAATTGTTTTTCTGTTTCTGTAAAGGTGTAAACCTGAAGTTCTAAGGATTTTTCAATAACTGCTTTTTTCTCTTTTTCTGCTTTAATTCCTTCATCTATATTTTTATTGATTTTTTCAGTTATTGCATCACTTTCCGATCTTAATTCTACCAGTTCTGTTTCAAGTCTTTCTGCTTTTCGGATAGCCTGAAGTCCTTTTTGTGTCCAACTATTCCATTTCTCTTGGTTTTTAATATGCTTAATGTATTCATCACCAATGGTCTTTAATTTTGTTGTGATGTCTGCCAACCTTTTTTCCAGTTCTTCAGTGGATTTATTTGCAATCCCAAAAACATCAATCTGTTTTGCATCTGGTCCCATTAGTGCTTTCAGGGTTCTGTTCATTGCCCTGATCATGGGATTGAATGCCTGCCTTGATGTTTTACCTAATAGATTTAACTGATCATTAAATTCTTGCGTGTGTTGTATGGCATCATCATCAAGAATCCCTCCATATCTTTCCAACTGTTCACCTAATTCTTTGATTCCAATACTTCCTTGCTCTAATAAAGGAACCAACTCAACACCTGATCTTCCAAAAAGATCACTGGCAAGTTTGGCCTTTGTTGCCATGTCGGTTTCTTTATCAAGTGCATCCACCACATCCATTAAAATTTCAACAGTGGGTCTTGTTTCATCATTCAAATCCTTTGTTGAAATCCCCAATTGTTGAAATGCTTCCTTCTGCAACTTCATTCCTGAATTTGCTTCCCCAATGGTTCTGGCAAACTTTTGCAAACTTTTGTTTAATGCTTCAGTTGAAACCCCTGACTGTTCCCCTGCAAACTGCAATTTCTGAAGTGCTTCAGAACTGATCCCAATCTGAATGGCAACCTTCCCAATCCTGTCACCCACTTCAAGCATGTTTTTTGTGAAACCTACCAATGCCCCAATACTGGCAATTCCTGCCAGGGCACCCATGGCACCCTTCAGCTTATCAAAACCCTTTTGGGTCTTTGAAACAGACCTGTTCAGGGATCTGAATGCAGTCTGGGTTTTGTCTTTTCCATTGAAGGTGAAATCAAGTGTATTTGCCATCTAACCCATTGAAATCATTAGGATCGATCCTATTTCTTGGTTCTGGATTCCTTGATCCTGAAATATGCCAACCACCCTAATACCTGGAACCTGGGCATTTCCATAACTTCTTCCAAAGTCCTGTTTAATGCTTCAGCAAGTTGAAACATAAAATAGACTTCAGGATCATTGATCAGTTTTTTTCCAGTTCATCCAGTGAATCATCATCCCCAGACATATCACCAACAATTCTGGAAATGACTTCTGGATCAACTTTTTTCATCAATTCAGTTCTGTTGGCTTGTCTGAATATCCTGTTTCCATCTGCATCCAGGGCACGTTCAATCAAGGCCATGACAATTGCTTCTGCCTTTTTCCCTTCATCTGAAAGCTTCAGGATTTTTTCCTGTTGCTGGAAATTCAAGGAAGACTTGTAGTAGATTTTTGAAGGTTCCCCATTGATTTCCCATTCTGGAACTTCAAGAACCCTCAAACCCCCTGCAAGCCTTTCCCTGAAGTGTGACTTTGCACTGTCTAAAATTTCCATATTCCCTTCCCTTTTTTAGTTATCAAATGGCTGCAGAAGTGATTCCACCAGTTCCTTGGAAACTGAAATTAGCAGAAACAATTGCACCAATTGCATTGGATCTGGAAATGCCTGTGATCAGGGCAGTTCCGTAATACTCGATGTCTCCCGAATCAGCACCTTCAGGATACAAATGAAGACTGACTGATGCACCGTTCGTCATTGCTCCCTGGCCTGTTGTATCGGTTTCATCATAAAAACAATCGATGGAACCAGACCATGAAACTAAATCTGCAACATATGACCTTGCACTGTTTGCCAGGGCAGTTGTTTCAATCGTATCTGCAGTTTCATCAAATGAGAAACCTGTGACTTCTGCAACCGTATTACTACCAATTTTGACCAAACCTTCTGCAGTGTTGTTATCATGGATTTTTTAATTACCATTTCTATATATTTCTATATAGCTCAGACTATATCATCACCCTTTCAGGGTGTCGGACACTCTTGGGTGGGTTATTGTTGGGACTCACCACCTAGTCGTTGAACCTTCCAGGAAACCTTTGCCCTTCCTGGCTTGGATGCTGATTGCCTTCGGCATTACCCGGTCAGGTTTCCCAGCAGTTCATCCGATTTAAAAAGGACAAGCTTTCATCCTTTATGTGTTGCCATTTTCCTATTCCTTTTCTTCTAAAGGTTTTGATTTAGAACCACCAGATTTGGTGGATTTTTTAGAACCCTTTTCAGGTTCTGCCAATGTCCATCCTTTACGTTCCATTTCTGAAACTTTAGTAGGATGAACATCAATGTCATCAGTTCCTTTTAATGTCATAATCATGGGTTTCCTTTACATGGTTGTAAATTTTGTCCAGGCACCTTTCTTCTTCAACACCTCCCTGAAATGCTTTGCAAATTCCTTCTTCATAATCCTCCTGGTTTTGTCTTTTACCACCTGTCCGAATTCATAAGTCTTGTTATATTTGGTGGATCTGTTCCAGGAAATAAGCATGGCAATGTTCTTTCTTCCCTTTGGTCCCATCCTTTTCCAGATCCCATCCCCACCTGATCTTTTTGCACCCCTTGGAACCCCTGAAAAATACTTTTTATCATCTCCAAGGAATTTGCTGATTGCATCTCTTTTGATATTTCCAAATTTGTTGGTCTTATAGTTCCTATCAATTGGAACAGGGATGGAAGATTTCTTGGGAATACGAACCCCACCCAGGTTCAACCTTGACATATATTCTGCAGGAAGAATTCCTGCACCCCTGGCAGGTTTTCCAAATGATTTGGAAACAAACCCCACCTTGGATTGAAGGTCATTCTTGTCAGTCTTTTCAACCTGGATTCCTTTCAAAGTATATGGGGTTGGCATATGAACTTGTTTAGGAAGATTGCTTTTCAATGCCCTTTGACACTCAAAGGCAATTCCATTAAGGGTGTTTCTCATGATCGATGGCAGATGCTTCCTTTGGGAATCCCTCAGATATTTACTGAAGTTCTTAAAATCCCCCTGAAGATTAATATTCATCATTGGGCAACATCTGGGCTTTGTGCATTAGTGAAATACTGGACAGCAAAAAGCATGGTCACATATCCAACAGGTTTGGCACCTGAAGAATCATAGGAAATTTCAGTGGATGAAATGTATAGATCCTTTGCCAATCCATTGACTGTTCTATCTGATGCCAGGGCAACTTCAACTTCCTTGCAGATGTTGTCAACAACCCCATCAAAATCAGAATTGCTTTCACAATATCCCTGAACAATTAAAGAAAGATTTCTTTCCAACAATCTATCTGGTCCAAGTCTGATGGG